TGTCCCCAGCGAAACCCCATCCACGGTGATCGAAATCGACGCCCCCACAGCTCCCGGCAACCCGAGATATCGCGTCCCCAAATACAGCGTGTGCGACTGAATCGCGGCGTATGTGCACGAAACCGAATCGCCGCTGTTCGTAGTTGCGTGAATCGTTCCGCCCGAGAAATTTCCCCGCGTCTCCACCCAGGACCCGCTGAACTGCACGTCAACCGAATGATCCTCGAACCTTCGGCTCCCCGACCCGGCGACGGAATACGCCCGTCCCGTCCCAGTCACCGTCCAATCCGATACAACAACCTGAAATTCGCTTCTATCGAACGCGCCGCTCTGCAAATCCGCCGCGTAGGTCCATCTCATCTTCCGGATATTGTTCGTCGGCACATCCAGCCACGATCCCGAGAAATCCGCCTTTGTGTTCCCCGAAAGCGGCGAGCTGAAGTCGATCGTGACCTCCCATTGTGTCGGCGAGGTCCCGTTCGCAAATGTCTTCGATGCCGCATCCCACGATTCGGTCCCCGTCGCGAACGAATACATCCCGAACCGGTTCCCATTCGTCCCCGCCGTGCTCGACGAAATCGACGTCCCGCGGGTGTAATAGACGCGCACCGTCGTCCCCGTCCTCACCGCCTTTAGCAGTGGATCAGACGCATTGATCGCGTCCGTAATCCCCTGCACCGCATCGTCTAAAATGTGCGTCCCTGAGACCGCGTACGTGTACTGCGCCCCCAAATACGCGAGCCCCACGAAATCCCCGTCGCTTAAGGATCCGGAAAGTGTAAAGTCCGCGTAAGCGCACGCATAACTCCCCGCGACCGCCGTCGCATGATCCGCCAGCCGAATCCAATAAATCGCTTCGGTCCCCCCGGAAGGCGTCGCCCAGATGCGCAGCGCCGGCCAATCTACCGTCGCGAACAGACTCGAATCCAGCGGAATGCAATTCGTCCGTGTCTCTTTGTAGCTCAGCGTGAGCCCACTTAAATCCCCATCCGGCAGATTGCGAAACGCCGGATGCTCATGGGTGTTATCGCGATTCCACTCGATCACCGCCCAGTCGAACTGCTGCCGCCACGTCCCGGACAACGTGAATCCTGTGTCCGACGTGCTGCTCAACGCCGCAATCGCCGACGGCTCAAAAAAGAAACACTGCAAGTCCCGATCCGGTGTCAGCTTCTCCAGAGCCATAACCTACAACCGCACGATCACCGTCAGATCGCGCCCGGGGAGCGTATTCGCAGCGCCATGCACCGCCGTGATATCCAGGCTCAACTGCGACCCCGATGTCAGTGGAGGCAATCCGAATCCGTCGACTGAGTTCGATACCAGGTCGCCATCGTTGAACGTCAACGAACAATACACGGTCGACCCTTGCCGCAGATTTAACTGGATCACATCCGTCCCGGGCGGATCTCCCGAAGCTTGCTGCGGAGCTTCATTCACTACCGCAAAAATATCCCGCGGCGCGACGGTCGCATCGATCATCAACGGCGGCGCCGCATCCGTCTGAATCGCGAGATAGCCTTCCACCTGAATCGAAAGTTGCCCGCCCGCCAGCGTCCGCAGCCCCTGATCCGTAGTCGCCCCGAACGAAGCCATCGCCACGGGACTGTTCCCGCGAACGTTCGTCATGAACAATTCCGCCGCGCCCACTCTCACGTCCGGCAGGAATATCGATGCTGAATAACTCCCGCTCGCCGGACTCCCGAAGAAATCATCGACAAACGGCACAATCGTTACATTCCGATTCAAGTGATAGATCGGGGTCGTCGCCGCATGCCCCGCCGCTGTACTCCCATGCGACCCTCGCGTGACTTGATAAACAGTCCCGCCGCTCGAAGTCGAGACCACCGCCAGAATCTCGCCTTCGATCTGAATCAAATCCCCCGCCACCGCCGGTCCTGCCGCACTCAGCGTAATCGTAGTGGCTGCCGCCAGAATCGCGCCCGCCAGCGTGAACGTCGACGGACTGCTCAATTCATCCCAGAAGTACAGTGTCAGCGTCCCCGCCAGAATCGTATGCGTATTCGTCAGATCCGTAAACGCGATCCCGATCAGATCAATCGTCCCCGATCCGGCCAGGTTCAGCCCGAACGTCGGGGCCGCCGGAACATCCACATCGACTCCGCCGCCCGCCGCTCCTCCGATCTGCCATCGTGTCAGCGGATTCAAATCCACCGAGCTCTCCTGATCCAGCGCGTTCGCCGAGCGCCCCGAAACCTCGACGGTAGCTCCCGTCTGATTCGGAACCTGAATCGTTACCGGACTCGTCGCGCCCAGCCCGCCAAAATTCCAGGTCGACTCTGCGACCACAAAATAGCTCGTCGTATCCGGCGTCACCGTCCACGCCGATGACAGCGTCAGCGTCGTCGCCGTATTCGCGACCACCGCCCGCTCCTGCGCCGCGCCCTTCCCCCGCGTAATTCGCACCACAGCGCCCCGAAAATCATTCACCAGCATCCCGAGCGTCGAGTTTCCAATCGTAGTCGCCGACGTGATATTTGCGACAATCTCCGGCTGCAGTTCCAGCCGCCAGTAAAAATTCGCGTGATCGTAAGCCCCGTCCGGCGGCCCTTGCAGCGTCGCCGTCGCCCCCGTGTCCGTATAACCCGTCGCCACCGCGACATTTCCCGCAATCAATAACAACTCAATCGGATTCAGCCCGCGATAAACATTGAACCCCGCCGTCCCCGAAGAGAAGCTAAACCCGCTCAGCGCCACTTCATTCGTATTCGTTCCCGAAGGAACGCTCGCTCGAATCGCAAACGAGAGCCCGCTTTCGCCCCCGCTCCCATCCAGCGCACTGATCGCGTAATAGAAATTCTGCCCGCCTGCAATCGTCCCGCCGGTAGTGTTCACCACCGCATCCAAACTCACCAACGGGATTGAAGCCCCGGTCGCCACCGGCACGCCCGGGGCCACAAACCCGACGCTTAACTCAACCGCAAACGACCCATCCGTGCTCTCCGTATCCGACTCCGTAATTCCGAACTGCTCGATCCCATGTGAATCGATCACAGTCCCCACCAGCGGCCGCGGGATCCCCACTCCCGCGCCCGGCGCCCTCCGCGTCCCGGTCCCCGCCGCGCCCGCCGCCGTGTACCAGGAATCGTCATGCCACTGCGCCGTCACCTGCAGCGTCTGATAATTCTGCCCCGGCGATAGCTTCACCACGCGAAACGGCTGCCGCTCCAGCCCCTCTTTCAAATACGTGATCGTGATCAAATCCCCTGGCGCGACCCCGATTCCCTTCACCGACGTTTCGAAATCGATGAACTGATATCCGTCAATCGTCTTGTTCAATTGCAGCGTCAATATCCGCGTCGCCTGATCGAAATTCGGGATCCCCAATGCCGGATAGGCCGCCGTCACCTGCCGATCGGTCAACAGCGCGTCGTCCACATCCACCAACGCCAGGCTGTCCTGCTGATAATCGTTGAACTCATCCTGAAACTCGATCGTCAGCCGGTTCGGAGTCGCCGCCGTCGATTGCGCCCACAACCGAATCGCCGGATCTCCATTCGCCGCCCGCACCAGCCCCGAAAAATCGGCCGACCCGTCGCTGAACTCATACGATGGCCATCCGCCATTCAGCGTCGCCGTGCTATTCGACCCATCCGGCAGCGACGGCTGCTGCAGCGCCAGCGTATTCTCCACACGCAGCGTTAACAACCCTCCGTTTCCGTAGGTCAGCATCAGCGACGATCCATTGCGAATCCCCTTCGCAACCTCCGCCGCGCTGGTCCGATCCGTCAGCACCAGATTGCATTCGAACAGCCCCGCCGCGACCGTGTTCCCGTTCAAATCCGTAGTCGAAATCGCCGTCGCGCAATAAGCCGCCGACGATGCGAAGCTCATCAAATCGACTTCCGATGTCAGCCACCCGCTCCTCCGCAACACGTCCAGCAGCACCCACGCTGGATTATTCGAAAACGATTCCCCCAGCGACGCTCCCGTCTCATCGAACTGCTCGAGCTTCAGCCCGTCCATCAGCACGCTGATCGATGGAAGCGATTGCCCGTTGCTGATCGCATTCGGCGCCACCACGCTCATCATCGCCATGCTTCCGTATGGATCGCCCAGCGGATTCCCCGACGCATCCGTGAAATCCAGGTTGAACCCGCCATTCCGCGTCCCGGCCGTCACCAGGTTGAACCACCCCGTCGCAGTCATGTTCGCGCCGTCGATCGCCTGAGGAATCTCGATCCCGTTCACCACCACGGTAATCACCCGCTCGATCTCGCCCATCCCCAGGAGCACTTCCATCCGCGTGAGATTCCCGTCATTCCGCGCAAACACAATCGGAGGCTGAATCCACGCCGTCCCATACACCAGCGGAACGTAGTCGTTATAAATTGCGAGGTTATCCTGAATCGACGAAAGTTGCGTCCCTTTTTCCCCGAACGCCCGCACCGCAATCTGCGGCGGCACAAACTCGAGCCCGCCAAATCTCCGCGTGATATTCGAGCTCACATCCGTGTTGAACATCCCGCGGGATATGCATGAAGCGCGGGTAAAGTCACAGGAAGTGAAGGGTATTCCGCTATTCAAATTCCCCGTTCCGCCCGTCACATCCGGCGAATAGCCGCATTTATACAGCGTCGAATACTTCCCCTTCGCCCCTCCGTCGAACGCCTCCTGCCTCTGCGCCAGATTCGCGGGGAACATCCATGGACACCGCCGTAAAATCTGCACCTCCGGCAACACGATCCTCTGCAAGCTCAGCCGATTGTTGAACGCGACCCGGAACGTCGACTCCGTAATCTGATCCGGCGGATTCGCCACTCCCCGAAATACAACCCGTGCCTCCGAAACCGCCGCCCCCGCCACCTGGTCAAAAAACAAGAACTGGATCGTGACCTGCGCCCCTTTGAATCCCGTCTCTCTCTCGATCTGCGAAAAGTGCGAATCCGCGTTCGCCAGGGTCACCGAAATTGTCGCCGACCCGTCCAGTCCCGCATCCGACGATGCCCGCAGTTCAAACAGGTTATGTTTCAGCAGCCGCGCATTGTACGCATTTCCACCGAACGAAACCGCGTGCGTCGAGAACCTTTCCGTCGACCCCGAGCTCAACACGCAATCGAACAAAAACAGCGGAGTCGCCGGAGCTTCTTGCTCCTTCCATTGATCGATCGTCGTCGGCATCTATCCTTCCGTATCCACAATTCCGACCGTCACATCGAACGAATCCGTTCCCTGCGCCGTCACCGTAAACCGGTCCGACGAAAATCGCGCCCTCGAATACACTCCTCCGCGCCCCGTAATCTTGTAGTCCCCGAAACTCGGTTGTGCCTCAACCTGCATGCCAAACAAGTCCACCGACGCCCCCACGCCGAGTTGCGCCCCAAACGTCACCGATGTCGCCGATGTCCCCAAATTCCCGCTCATCGAAACTCGCGCCCAATTCGACGAAAGCGCAAACGTCTTCGTCAACGTCCCGATCGCCAGCGTGACGCTCGAAGTCCCAATCGTTCGCGCCCAAACGCTGATGCAATACGTGAAATTCCCCGGCACTGCCAGCGTCTGCGCGACGCTCTCCGCCGCGGCCCCCGCATTGATCACCCGCGTCGCCCGCGACGTCCCCAGCGGATCGCCAACCGCCGGCGTCAATTCGATCAGTGCCCCATTCGCCCACGACCCCGCCGAAAAATCCTCGCTATTCGCCAACAAATTCCCCACCGGATCCAAAAACGTAAACGTCTGCCACATCCCCGACGTCGCCGCGAACAACGTCTCGATCCCGCCAAACTCCGCAGCCGTCAATCCCGTCGCTTTCAGTTGCCACGCCGTCGCCGCCGCATCCGGATCCGCGAACACCACCGTCGACCCATCTCCCATCGCATTCACCACCGTTCGCGCCAGGGACTGCTTCGTCACCGGATACTCCGTGACGACACCGGTCGATAACTGGGGAAACACCAGCATCAGCCCCGGTTCTCCTTGATCGTCACCGACGCCTTCCCCTGCTGCGGACCTCCATACGTCCCCAGAAATTCATCCGCATCGAAACTGCAGTTGGCATAAACCGTCGCATCAAACGGATCCGTAAACGAAAACACGCCAGCCCTTCCTCCCTGCGATTCGAAAAACGCCTCCAGATTTGCCAATTCCCCTTCATCCAGCAAATCCATTTGGATCACCCACCGCCGCAGCATCGCCCCATACGCCGGGAACCTCTGCTCGCTCCCATCCAGAAAGCGCAGCACCTGAGTAGAAACATTCCGCTGTCGATCCGTGGGATATTGCGCAACCACGCCCGTCTTCAAAACCGGAAACGACGCCACATCACACCTCCCGGATCACATCGTTTAACGTCGTCGACGTCAGCATCGCCTGCCTCACCGCCAGGGCGATGTCATTGCTGTGATCTAAGAATGACTGGCTGTCCATCGCCTGCACCTGCACCGTGATCTGCGTATTCGATGGTGATGCCACCTGCGGCCGCGGCAACCCTCCCGCCGCTGTGTCCACCCCAAACGCCCCCGCCGTCGACCCGCTGATCCCCGCCGTAGCATTCACCGGCAGCGGCGCGACATACGGAACTAGCGGCGCCGGAGCTGAGTTTCCCGCTCCCCCGAACAAGCTCACCAGTCCAGAAATCAGCGGACTCAATCCCAATCCAAACCCCAGCACACTCTCGATCGTCGACCCCACCGAACTCGCCGTCGATCCGCTCGTCCCCTTCGTCGACGTGTTCTGCGCCAGCGCCTGCGTATTCGCCGTTAGCGTATCGATCTGCGTCTGATTCACTGTTTGCAGTTGCGTCAACTGTTGCGTGATGGTCGTCAATTGCTCCGTCAACTGCGACGCAGACGCACCCTGCCCCGATCCCCCGAGCAGCTTCGTAACTTCATCAACCGGATTCCCGCTGGCCATCTCGCCATTCCCTTTCCAAAATCAAAAACGCGTCCGCATCCCGAGCCGTTAATTCCCCAATCCTCGGCGCCCCCTCGAACTTCCACGTCAGGAACTTCTCCACCCACTCCAGACTCTGCGCCGTCACCAGCGACTTCGGACACTCCTCTGCCCCCACGCGCCCGCGCGCCCAAACCAATTTCTTGGGCCCGCGCCTCGCGTCTTCTAGAAACCCACAGCGTCTTCGTTCTTCGAGTCCCAGCCGCCGGCATTCGTCGCATCTCCACGCGGCCTGATTCGAACTTTGAAAATGAAATGCGACGACTAGTTTTTTCTTTCGTCTTCCGTCAACCCGCATTCGCGCTTGATTCGCGCCAGAATCTCCGCCATCAGTTCAACCGGACCCGCTTCAATCAGGCTCTCCGCCGTCGCCGCGGCTCCATCGATCTCCATCCCCTCGACCCCAATCAATCCCCACTCCAGATACGCCCGATCGATCTCCGCCCCAAGCACGGTAGCCTCCAGCCGCTCCCGCGCATCCCCCGACGCCTCTAGAAACTCCGCCTTCCGCCCGATCTCCCGGATCCTGCGCGCCAGTTCGATCCGCCGTCCAAACGAGATCCGCAAAATCCCAAAACGCACTCCCGCGCGGGTTTCTGAATCGAGCCACACCGAACTCGCGTACTTTTCAGCCAAAGGCGATATAGAGTTCGTCATCCGCCGTCCCCTGCCCCCGGCTGCCCTGAAATTTCCACTGGAGCCGCGTCTCGCCGTCGTCGTATTCCGGGACCTCCGGCACCATCGCCGGCATGTACGCCCCGAACAATTGATTCGCTTGTTCCCCCAACTGCAACATCACTCCAATCGGCGACCTCTGCCGGGCCGCCTGGTACAGTCCCGCCGTCTGCGAGTCTGCCATCTGGAACAATTCAAAATTCAGCCCGACCTTCCGCTCCCCCGCTGCGATGCATCTCGCGAAATCGCTCCCGAACTCCCGCGCCCGCAACTCGACTCCGTTGTCCAGCGTCAATTCCGCCGAAGTGATCGTAAAAAATTGCGCCTGCGTCGCCCCCATCCAAACTTCCCCCAGATGCCCCGGCACGATCGTGTAATCGAATCCCACCGTCGAAGGCTCTGCCGGATACGACGTCAGCCCTCCCAGCCCGCTCTCAAAACTCGCGCTATCGATCAAATCCCGCGACGGCCCCGAAAAAACAAACTCCTGAAAATCTCCGTTGACCTTGACGCTCATCTCATCCATCGCCGCGCCCTGCACTATCCTCTGCACCGCATCCGATGGATCCCAGTAATCCAGCACGCTCACACTCCCCAAACTCGTTGCCAGCGAGTACGAACACGTAGTCCCAAACACCGACCCCGCCGTCGGCAAACTCGTAAACGGAGCATTCACGAACACCGTCGTGGAATTCACCACCGCCGCCACAAACCGCATCTCTCCCGAAAACGTGACCGCCTGCCCCGCGCTCAACCCGTGCGCCGCCGTAAACTGAATCTCCGTAGTACCCGTCACCGACGCGACCGTCCCGCCGTTATAAAACGCCGGCGTCCCGCCCATTGCCGCCTGAAACAGCGGACCATGGCTCGGCTGCGCCGTCTGATCTGTCCACTCCGTCATGAACGTATTCAGCGCGAAGCTGGTCTTCTTCCGAATCGAGCTCGGCAATCCTACAAACGTCCGTGTCCCCGTCTTATCACGCCGTGACGTCGTCTCCGGAACCTGCTTCGCCGTCAGCTTCACGAGTGGAATTCGATTCCCGCCCGTAATCGCCGGCACCGTCCCATACGCCGATTCCAGCGCCACATAAACCCGATTATTGTTTGACGATATGTAACAAGCCATAAAAAAGAAACGAACGACTCCACCCGTCCCACAACAAAACTCAAAAAATGCCCAACGAAGGGGACAGACCACTCTGTCCCCAGTTCCTCGCTCCCCCAGGCATCATCCAGCGCCTCGCGCGGACAGAGCGGTCTGTCCCCTTCGTTGCCCCTTATTCACCCCGTCCGCCACGCCTCAACTCGACAAATCCACTTCAAACGACACCCTCGCCACCTGCAGGAAATTCCGCCCTCCATGCTGCACCGGATCGAAATTCACCTCGTACCCGCCCGTAAAAAACACCCCCTGCGCCCACGCCCCCCGATTCCCATCCAACACCTGCGTCACTCCGTCGACGTACAGCCGCAACTGATCCTCCAGCCCCTCAATCCGATCCTGCGACACGCGCACTTCCGCCACCGTCCGGACCTTCCCCGAAAACGTCCGGAACTTCTCCGTCAACAAGTTCCGCACCCGATCCGCATACACATGGATCACCGGATACTTCACCGCCAGACTCCGTTCCGAAATCGCAACGGACGTATTCTGCGCGATCACATGCTCGGCCGGTAGCGGAGCCAGCGCAATCCCCGAATCCGCAGCCAGCATCCCAACCGCTTGCGAGATCCCCGTCTCCGGCGCCTTCAAAAACGCCACCACCTGCGAAGTAACGATGCTAGCCGCCTGCGCCACGCGATTATCCTCTCTTCACCAGCGGTCCACCCGTGACATAAACATCCGCCGCCTGCCCCGTTCCTGGAGCCGCACCCTCAATCAGCCCCCCATCCGGCATCTCGAAAATCTGCCCCACCGGCACCACCGCCAGATTCTGCAAGGTAAGCGCGCTCTCCGTCCCCCCGGCGTACACGTTGTATCCCGTAACCCCTGACGGCGGATTCACCGCCTGCACAGTGAGATTCGTCCCCGCCGTCACCCCCGTCGCAGTAGCCTCACTCGGCGCCCCCTCCTGCCCCAGCGACGATACCCAGCTCACCTGCACATAAAACGTTCCGCCTGCCCCGGCTCCACCCACCGATCCCAACACCGGCTCCCCCGCTTGAGGAATCGGATTCAGCGCCAGCCCGATTCCCAACTTCAACGTCCGCTCCCGGGCATCCTTAGCAAGCCGCCCATACTCCTGCCACTTCGCCTGATACCGGTCATTGAGCTGGTTATTGAATGCATCCCGATACACCACCGCCAGCGTGTGCAGCGCATGCCACCGCTTCATCGGCAATGTCACTACCACATCCGTCACTCCCCGCACCCGCCGCTGATTCGATTCCGGAAACACAGTCGACCGCGTGTGATCCAGCAAAACATCCAGGACATCCTCCGAGATCTCTTCCGTCGCCAGCGTCAGCTTGACATCCAGATCGATCCCCTCCGTATGCGCCACGTCGAGAATCGCCATCTCGTAAACTTGCAGATCCGTCGAAGCGTTCGGATTCCCATCACTCAGCAGCATCGATCAAACCCTCACCCTCTGGGCAATCTTCCATTTCGTCTCGACCGAGGCCCGAAACTCCGCCGCATCCTCCTCCGACGCCAGGTCCGCCTTCTCATCCGCAATCATCCGCGCCGCGACACTTCGAGGCACATCCGTAAACACCCCCGCCCTTCCCCCGTCCGAAGTCTCGCGACTCACCACCACCACCGCTGCCTCCGAAATCCCCGCCTCAATCCGCCGAATTTTCTGGTAATACGCCCGCAAGTCCATTTAGTCTTCGATTCGCCACAAATGCACGCAGCCTGGACTGATTCGCGTCCATTCGCGTGCATTCGCGGCCAATAATGGTTCCCTACGAATTCACCTGCACCGCAAAGCTATTCCGCAACGCCCCCACCCCGTACAGAACGTCGACGGTAAACTGCTGCGCCAGCGTATTCGGCTGATAACTCATCGTCACGCGCATGCCGAAATTCCCCAGCTCCGCATACTCCGCGATCGCCCCCGTCCCCGGCAGCGGCTGCGGCAATCTCCGAACGACAAGTCCGATCGCATCCCGCGCGAACGCCAGGTTATGCGTAGTCACCGGGCTCGTCCCCGTCTTCTGCACAAACTGCGACCGGAAGATGTAAAAGTCCTTCATCTTCCCCACCGCCCCATCGATCATCGCCCGCAGCCCCGCCTCGCCGACCGTATTAAATTCGCTGAACCGCGGAATCTGCCGCAGCGTCGAATAAGTCCCCGAATCCACCACCAGATACTTCGCCGAGCTCGCCGGCACTTTCGCCGCAAACAACGTCGACTCGGCGCTATCTACCACCGACTCCACGATCGCCGTCCCTCCCGTCCCCACTGCCGTATTCGAAGTGAACGCCGGGTACAGCGATAACAGATCCGTCTCGATCCGCTCCGCCAGCGCCACCACCGCCGGCTGCATATACAGCTTCAGCAGATCCGGCACCGCCAGAACCTTGGTCACATCCGGTACCTGGAACGTCGCCTCCGCGTGAGTATTCAAAATGATCTGCGCATTCCCCAGATTCGGATTCTGCAGCGTGACCGTACTTCCCTCTGCGATGTTATTCGCCGTCAGCGTCGGCGGAATCGGCACATTCACCGTGTCCCCCGCCCGTGCTAGCGTAGCTTCGTAATCGCGATTCACCAGGTTCCCCATGACAAGGTTTCCCATCAACGCCGGCAGCGCATCCGCCGCCACCAGCTTGACAATCGCAGTCGCCACATTTGTCGAAGTAATAATTCCCATATATTTCTCCTCTTTCTCTTTCTAACCGCCCGCCCTCGCCCCGAACCGCGAACGCCAGTGAGCGGATCCCCTAAACTCCCCTCAGCGTCTGCGACGCCACCCGAGCCACTTCTTGCCTCGCCCGTTCCATCTCTTCCGCACTCATCCCCGGCCGGATCTTCGCTAAATCAACCCCACCGTCCGCCACCCCGCGCTGCCCCACCGATGCCCCCGATCCTCCCGCCAGCCTCGCCGGAAGCAACTCTGGATTCTCCCCCACGAACTCCGCCAGATAATCCCCGATGTCGCCCCCGCCGCGTGCCAGCAATCTCCCATCGTCACTCCGGTAAATCTCGTCCTTCACCGCCCGATACGCCAGCTCGACCTTGGTAACCCCCAGCTTCTGCAACTCCGCTCGAATCGCCGCCCCTCGTTCCGCCTCTTCCGCCTTCATCCGCGACCGCTGATTCTCCGCGATCAGTTCGTTCACCCGAGTCTCCAGCGTTTCGCGTCGCCGTCTCTCTTCCGTCAATTCCGTCTTCTGCGCCGGCTCGATCCTCATCTGCTCTCCCCGAACAAATTCCTCGAGCACCGCCCTTACGACATCCCTCAAATTCCCGTCACCGCCTGACGATTCTTGGCTCACCGTTCAATCTCCCCGACGATGCGATCCTTCACGTCTTGCCGCGCATCGCTCAAGTACTTCAGCGCAAGTTTCTTGAAAATCTCTTTCTTCAAAGTTGGCGAATCCACCCCCAGCGCCAGCAATTGCTGCGCATCGTTCAGCTCCGTCGAAAAATCCGCGATGTCGAATTCATCCAGGCCGGTCACGCTGATCTCGACCCCGTCCTCCCGCGCTGCCGCAATCGCCTTCAGCACCCGCCGGATCTGATCCTTCACCGCGTCCCCATACGCCGCCAGCACTTCCTGCGTAATCGAATAATCCAGTTGCTTGCTGATTCCCGACTGCACCGAAGTCTTATCCAGCGAACCTCCGGCTTGCGGCACATAGCAGACCCGGTAGATCTCCTCCTGCAAATTCCGCAGATTGTCCGCCGCGATCTGATAAACCTTGCCTTCCGGCTCCGTCCATCCAAACCGGTCTCCCGGCGCGAGCTGGATGTAGTAACTCTCCCCCACCATCTGCGACCATTCGCGTTCCGAATAAACCACCGGCATCGCAAACAGCCCCATCGTCAGCGCCCAGGCCAGCGCGTTCGATTTATTGAAGTGCTCAAGCTGCAGCAACCCCGCGCGATTCAGAAGCCACAACCCTTCCGGAATCCGTAGTGGAAACAACGGCACGCGACCCAATTTCGCCAGCGCATGCGTCCCCTCATCCACCAGCGCAACCGGCCCCTCGCCGTCTTTCTTATAAATCCTGAACGAACGCTTGTCGTAGTAAGCCCACCGGATCTCCGTCCGCCATTCCTCATCCTCCACGCGATCCTTCTTCAGCAGTTCCGTCCGGATCACGACCCACTCGTAATTACCTTCCTCGTCGAGCGCCCAATTGATCACGTCCTCGGCCGGATAATCGACCAGATACGCCCGCGACGCTCCCAGCGCATCTTCCTCGGCGCGACTGCCTGCCTTGGCCGCCACCCTTGGAAAATCCACCAGCACAAAACTCACGCCGGCGATCAGGCACTCGATAAACTGCCGCCTCCAAAAGTCGCCAAGCTCAGTCCCCTTCCGATCGACATCGCCGACCAGCTCGGCAAAAAACCCATCGCTCCTCCCCGCAAACGTCAGTGACGGTTCGGTCCGAAACAAAGTAGCCGCATACCAATCCACGATGGACCCGATATAGTTCTCATAAAACACCCGCGCCAGCCGCTCGGAATAGACGTCGCCCGGCTCTCTCTGCCTCCGTACCAGGTAATGCTCCGCGCGCCACCGAAGCTGCTCGCCCCCGGCGTAAAGATCCCGATACTGCCGCCAGACATGTTTCCGCAACAAATAATGTGGATGTTCCCGATCAATATCCATAAAAAAAAGCCAGACACAAAAGGGGACTGACCACTCTGTCCCCAATTCACAAGCCGCGATCCGACCTCGCTCTCACTTGTGGACAGAGCGGTCTGTCCCCTTTTGTGTCTATCCTCATCGCCCCCAGCAACCTCGTCCCCAATTCACAAGCCGCGATCCGACCTCGCTCTCGCTCGTGGACAGAGCGGTCTGTCCCCTTTTGTGTCTATCCTCATCGCCCCCAGCAACCTCGTCCCCAATTCACAAGCCGCGATCCGACCTCACGCTCACTCGTGGACAGAGCGGTCTGTCCCTTTTTGTGTCTATCCTTTATTCACGTCAATTAACGGCCAATTTCCTACACCAACCGCCTCCCCCGCTCCCCCACCTTCCCCGCCCGAAACTCCTGCCACACCAGATACCCCAGCGCATCCGATAAGTGCGTCCTCCTCGGATCCCGATCCTTGTCGATCATCTGCGTGTTCTCCTGAAACACCACCTGCTCCAGATCCTTGATCAACTCCCTGCACCGCGGATGCACCCGCATCCTCCGCCCCCCCTCCGCCGACTGCAACTTGCCGTTCATCAGCGTCACCCGGTCCCGCACCGCCGGATTCACCGTAGGGATCCGAAACTCCACCGCCCCGTAGTCCCCATTCCTGAAAAACCCTCGCAAAATCTCCAGATCCGAGGTCCCCGAAGTCTGCAGCCGCGCCCCCGTCGCATCCGCATAAACCACCAGCCCCGCCGCATGCTTCGGAAACCGCCCCGCAAACTCCTCGCACGCCTGATACGTGCTCGCCCGCCTCAGCACGATCTCATCCAGCACCGTCACCCGATCGCCATCGATCTGCGCAACCACCGAACACATCGGATCGACGTTAAAATCCAGCGCCCACAACAACGCTTGCAGAGGATTCACTTCCTCCTCGCCCACATTCCCCTGCCGGTCAAACGCGTAGTAAACGTTCCCCGCCGCCAGCGCCAGGTACTTCCCCAGCACTTCCTGCTCGTAAAACCTCGGATCGTAGCTGCTCTTCAACCGGTCGTAATAGTCCGGAATCTGATCGAGCAAAAACCGGTTCTCGAAAGCCCCCGCAACCACCGTTTCATATCCGTCCACCGCCGACGCCACGAATCTCTGGTAAACCCAGTCGTACCCTTTCGGCGTCCAAACCCCAAACCCGCATAACCGCTTTGCCCGTGGATCTCGAACCCGCGCTTCCAGCCGCAACCACGCTTCCTCGGACGTATACGTCAGCTCATCCAGCCCAAACCACGCGAGATTGCTTCCCCGCAGCCGTTCGAACTCCTCGACCGCCCGAAACAAGATCCGCGACCTCGTTTCCCCCAACGTCAGTACGTTCTCTCCCCGATTCACCTCGTGCGGAATTCTGTTCCGTTCCAAAATTTCAAACAGCGCCGCTTGCGTCGCATCGCGCAGCATCGGAAACGTCGGAGCTCCGATCAACCCCGTCCGTCCCGGATTCAAATAACTCAGCTTCAATGCTTCCTGGCACAGCGCCTGGCTTTTCCCAGATCCGATCGGCCCCGAAAATCCCTTGAACCGCGCCTTCGAATCGTGAAACCGCTTTTGCGACTCCAGCGGCCGGTACTCGATTTCCCTCAGTCGGACCGTTCCGGCTCGCCCCCGCTCTCTACCCACGTCACCTTGATCTCCCGCGGCTCGTCGTCCCCCAATTCCTTTCGAAGTTGAAGCAGCCGGATGTAGTCCGTCAACGTAGCCTTCACCGGCGCCTCCTTCGTGAACGTCTCTTCCAGCTTCTGCAAAATGTCTTCGACGATCTGCCCTCGTCCCTTCGCCCGTCCTACCGCCTCCGCCGTCCGAGCCTTCGCCGCGTTTTTTTTTCTGCCGTTTTCGTTTTCGGTCTGTTCACAGCCCGTTAATTCCCTTCGCGACCCGAGAATAAGCTGCCGCTTTGCAAACAC